CAGATAAGTCATCGCGCAAGGAATGGGTAGATACCTACGCTGATGGACTGAAGCTTCTTGGTTTGAAGTACGAAGAGCGTACAGAACCATGGCCTGGGGCGTGCGGTGTGTTTTATCCACTACTGTCAGAGGCTGCTGTACGGTTCCAAGCTGAATCCATCATGGAGACTTTCCCTGCCTCGGGGCCGGTGAAGACGCAGATTGTTGGATCGCTTACTAAAGAGAAAGAGGATGCGGCAGAGCGTGTCAAAGATGACATGAACTACCGTTTAACGGAAGAGATGCCTGAGTACAGACCTGAGCACGAGAAGATGCTTTGGTCTTTGGCCTTGGCAGGGTCGGCATTTAAGAAGGTTTACTACGATCCTTCGCTTGGACGGCCGGTATCTATGTTTATTCCGGCAGAGGATATTGTGGTTCCCTTTGGTGCAAGCGATTTAAGGTCGGCGCCAAGAATTACGCACATTATGCGTAAGACTCAAAATGAAGTGAGGAAGCTTCAGCACGCAGGATTCTGGCGCGATGTGGATTTAGGCGAGCCATCCACGGTATTAAGTGAGGTAGAAAAGCGCAAGGCTGAAGAAGAAGGTATGTCAGCCACGATGGATGACAGGTATCGCATTCTTGAGATGCACGTAGAGCTAGATCTCCCAGGATTTGAAGATACTGACAAGAACGGCCCCACGGAAATTGCACTACCTTATGTGGTGACGATTGATGAAAGCACGAACAAGATCCTAGCCATTCGTAGGAACTGGTATGAAGAGGATCCGTTAAAGCTTAAGCGGATGCACTTTGTCCATTACCCGTACATTCCGGGATTTGGGTTCTATGGTTTTGGATTAATTCACTTGGTAGGTGCGTTTGCCAAGTCTGGCACGTCTTTGATTCGTCAGTTGGTAGATGCTGGTACGTTATCGAACCTTCCGGGCGGATTGAAGTCCCGCGGCCTGCGAGTGAAAGGTGATGACACACCGATCGCACCGGGTGAGTTCAGGGATGTGGATGTGCCATCAGGTTCTATTAGGGACAACATCCTTCCGCTACCTTACAAAGAGCCAAGTCAGGTTCTTTACCAGTTGCTACAGACGTTAGTTCAGGAAGGCCGTCGGTTTGCTGCAACGGCTGATATGCAGATTTCGGACTTGTCCGCGAATACACCGGTTGGTACGACGCTTGCCGTATTGGAGAGAACCCTCAAGGTCATGTCTGCGGTGCAGGCAAGGCTTCATTACTCCATGCGTCAGGAGTTTAAGCTTCTTGCTTCTATTATTAGAGACTATGCACCTACAGAATATAGCTACGATGTAGATGCGCCTGGCGGAAGGCTGGTCAAACAAGCTGACTATGACTTGGTTGATGTCATACCAGTATCTGATCCTAATGCAACAACCCTTGCACAGCGGGTTACGCAGTATCAAGCAGTACTACAGTTGGCAGCACAGGCTCCACAGATCTATGACATGCCAGAGTTACATAAGCGCATGTTGGAAGTCTTGGGTATCAAGAACATTGATAAGCTGATCCCAGCAGCCAAGGCAGAGCAACCTCGTGATCCGGTATCGGAGAACATGGCCATACTGACGATGCAGCCAGTGAAAGCCTTTATCTACCAAGATCATGAGGCTCACTTGGCGGTTCATACGGCGGCTATCCAAGATCCGATGTTGAGACAGCAAGTGCAGCAAAATCCCCAGGGCGGTGTGATGATGGCTGCGGCCATGGCCCATATCAATGAGCACATGGCGTTCTTGTACCGTAAGCAGATCGAGCAGCAGCTTGGTGTGCCATTGCCACCACCAGATCAGCCGTTGCCTGAAGACTTTGAGGTTGAAATCTCAAGGCTTGCAGCGCGAGGTGCCCAGCAGTTACTACAGCAGCACATGGCAGAGGCTCAACAACAGCAGGCTCAACAGCAAGCACAAGATCCTTTGGTCCAGATGCAACAGGCAGAGTTGGCGCTTAAGCAGCAGAAGGAGCAGCGTGAGGCTCAGAAGGATCAGGCTGACATTATGTTGAAAGCACAGGCTCAGCAGGACAAGGTGATGCTTGAGCAGCAACGGATTCAGAGCATGAACCAGATAGCTGAGCAGAATATAGCGGCCAAGATGATTGATAAGGCGGCGGATATTCAGCGCGATCAGTCTTTAGCAAGGATGGGTAAATGAATTACGCCGAAGCTGTAGAGCTAGAGATTGATAAGCAGATTAGGTATTTAGAAGGACAACTCTCGCAAGGGAGCATGAAGAGTTTTGAGGAGTACAAATTCGTCTGCGGCCAGATTCAAGGTCTTTTGGTCGCAAGGCGCATCAACGAAGACCTTGCCAATCGAATGAAGGAATACGATGAGTGATATTACTGAGGATTCTCAGCAGGAAGCAACGCAACTCCCAGAGCCCACGGGTTATCGGATGTTATGCGCCTTACCAGAGGTAGAGGATAAGTTTGCCAATGGTTTATTCAAGCCTGATTCGCTTGCAAAAATTGAAGAGTTCAGCACGGTTGTTTTGTTTGTACTGAAGATGGGACCGGATTGCTATAAGGATGCGGCAAAGTTCCCAACGGGACCATGGTGCAAGGAAGGCGATTTTGTTTTAGTGCGTGCTTATTCAGGAACCCGGTTCAAGATTCACGGACGGGAGTTTCGTTTGATCAACGACGACACCATAGAGGGTGTGGTTCAAGATCCTCGTGGCTATAGCCGCGCATAAAGGGGAAGTTATGAGTGAAGAGAAGATTGAATTTGAAGTCGAGGGTGAGGCAGAGATCGAGATTGTTGACGATCGCCCCGAGGCGGATAGGAATGCGACGCCATTAAAGGGTGATCCATCTGAGATACCTGATGATGAAATCAAACAGTATTCAGATAATGTAAAGAAACGCATTCAGCATTTGAAGCATGGGTATCACGATGAGCGCAGAGCCAAGGAAGAGGCGCAGCGTGAGCGTGAGGCAGCTATTGCCTATGCAAAACAAATTGCTGAAGAAAATGCAAAGCTGAAAGAGAAACTAACTACGGGTGAAAGCACGTTAATAAAGACGATGCAATTTGCCACAGATAAAGAGGTAGCTGAGGCAGAGCGTAGTTATAAAGAAGCGTTGGATAGCCAAGAATCTGACAGGATATTGGCAGCCCAGAAAGCATTAAATGTGGCGATGTTAAAGGCCGATCGGGTTAAAAACTTCAAACCCGCTGCGCCCGAACCAGCGCCCGAGTTGCCACAGCAACAAAACCCTGCTTATAATGTTCAGCAGAATACTTATCAAGACCGCAAAGCAGAAACCTGGAAGGCCAATAATAAGTGGTTTGGTCAATCAGGCGAGCCTGGGGTAGATGATGAGATGACGTTTTTTGCCATGGGCCTGCATAAAAAGCTTACTCGGGAAAATGGCGAACATTACGCATTGACGGATGAGTATTACGAGAAGATTAATTCTCGCGTAAGGGAGAAATTCCCTGAGTACTTTGGCGATCGGGAGCCGCCAGAGGAAAAAGCAAAGCCTCCTGCTTCGGTGGTTGCCCCGGCAACGCGCAGCTCGCCACCTAAAAAACTGAAGCTGACAACCTCAGAAGCTAATACGGCCAAGAGGCTTGGAGTTCCGCTTGAAAAATACGCCATGGAATTGGCAAAACTACGCATGGAAGGAAAGTTATGAGCCGCGAATCCCGTGAAGTACAGAGCCGTGAAACCACGGAGCGTCCCAAGCAGTGGAAGCCGCCCAGCTCATTGCCTGATCCTCTCCCGCGCGATGGTTGGAGACACCGTTGGGTTCGTACGTCCATCTTAGGACAGACGGATGCAAGGAATGTAGCCACCCGTTATCAGGATGGGTTTGAACCATGCAAGTGGGAAGACTATCCAGAAGTAGCCCGAGCCATGCTCGCAAACGGAGCTCAAACCGGAAACATTGAGATAGGCGGATTGATGTTGTGCCGCGCCCCTGCCGAAATGGCCGAACAGCGTAATAGTCATTACCTGAAGCAAGCCAATGATTGGGTGCAGAGTGTGGACAACAACTTTATGCGAGAGAACGACCCAAGGATGCCGCTCTTTAATGAAAGGCGCACCGAGGTTCGTTTCGGTAAGAGATAAACCTTTTTTGGAGTAAAGCAAATGGCTTACCCGACGATTTCAGGCCCCTATGGTCTGCGTCCGATCAATTTGATCGGCGGTCAGGTATTTGCCGGAGCCACTCGCCAGCGCCGGATTTATTCTTCTAGCGCAAGCTCAATTGGCTTTGGTGATCCTGTGAAGTTTGACAGCAACGGATGCGTTGTTGTTTGCACGGAAACCACGACACCCCCGACCACTGGTTTTGCTGGTGTGTTCATGGGCTGTACGTTTGTTTCGTCTGTGACTGGTCAACCCACATTTTCGCAAGCTTGGATTGCCAACACTTCGGTGGCAAGCAATACCGAGATCATTGCTTATGTGTGTGAAGACCCTGATCAGTTGTTCCAGGTCTGCGGTGTTAGTGGAACCACGGTTGTTTCGACGACCTCTGGCTTTACTTATACAAGCATTGGCTTGAACGTGGCCATGGTGGCAAACACCCTGAACACGACAACCAAAGACTCGCGTTATGCAATAGATATTGCATCGGGCGCAGTAACAGCTACGCTGCCTTTGCGAATCATTGATGTGGTGCCTGACACGGCATTTACCTATAGCGGTACGGTTTACTATCCTGAAGTTATTGTTAAGTGGAATGCTCCTTATGTTGTACCGAGCAGCGGCACCGCGACAGTGACGGGTGGTCATGCGTACTACAACCCAGTCGGACTGTAAGGGGAAACTTAAATGGCTATTTCACGCGCACAACTACTGAAAGAGCTGCTCCCCGGCCTGAACGCCCTGTTCGGTCTTGAGTACGCTCGTTATGGCGAAGAACACAAAGAGATCTACGAAACAGAGACCTCTGAGCGTTCGTTTGAAGAGGAAACCAAGCTCTCTGGCTTCTCGGCTGCACCCGTTAAGAACGAAGGTTCTGCGATTGCATACGACAACGCGCAAGAAGCTTGGACGGCTCGCTACACGCACGAGACCATTGCTATGGGATTCTCGATCACTGAAGAAGCGATCGAAGATAACCTGTACGATAACCTCAGCTCACGTTATACCAAGGCACTTGCACGCGCCATGGCATACACGAAGCAGGTGAAAGCAGCAGCCGTGTTGAACAACGGATGGGCATCTACCGTTACTTACGGTGATGGACAGCCCCTGTTCTCCACTTCACATCCTCTTGTGTCAGGCGGCACCAACAGCAACACGCCTTCCACCCAGGCTGACTTGAATGAAACTTCGTTGGAAAACGCAGTCATTCAGATCGCAGCATGGACGGATGAACGTGGCCTGTTGATCGCAGCTCGTCCCCGCAAGTTGATTGTTCCTTCTAACCTCCAGTTCGTGGCAACGCGTCTGTTGGAAACCGAACTCCGTGTCGGCACCAACAACAACGACATCAACGCCATCAAGAACAACGGAGCAATCCCTGAAGGCTACACGATCAACCACTTCTTGACTGACACGAACGGCTGGTTCCTCACGACCGACGTTCCCAACGGATTGAAGCACTTTGTGCGGACACCGATGCAGACTGGAATGGACGGTGACTTTGACACGGGCAATGTAAGATACAAAGCTCGTGAACGCTACTCATTCGGAGTGAGCGATCCGTTAGGTATCTTTGGGTCACAAGGCGCTTAAGCCTTATATATCAAGCACTTAGCTTGAGAAGCCCGCCCTAAAAAGCGGGCTTTTTCTTTGTCTGTTGACATTGTTGGTTCCTTGCGGTACATTACGGTTATGGCTTTGTAACGGAGGGAATATGGAACAGGTCATTTACAAAATTATCAACGTAGTCAACAACAAGTTTTATGTAGGCAGCACAACAAACAAGAAGGTGCGCTTTAGGCAGCACCGTAAATTACTTCGTGGTAACAGACACCACTGCAAGCATTTGCAGGCCGCATGGAATAAATACGGCGAAGATAAATTTGAATTTGTTGTTGTAGAGACAGTCCCGGAAACGATGTCGCTTCAACAAATAGAGGATATTTATCTTGTTCAGCATGTAGGAAAACCTTCTTGCTATAACTCTGGATATTCATCAGACGCACCGTGGAGAAACGCGCCGCCAGAAGCAACGCCTAACTTTGGCCGTGTAATGGCAGAGCAACAAAAAGAAAAAATATCTGCAACTCTGAAAGAGTTTTATGCTGCCGACTACTTTAATCACCCAAGAGTTGGCAAAACACACAGCGAAGAAACAAAACTCAAGATTAGACAGAACAGAACCCCGACCGTAGGGAAAAATCATTATCGTTACGGCAAAACACTTTCTGAGGAAACGAAACAAAAAATTGGTGACGCACAGCGCGGCAAGCCAAAAGCAGAGGGTCGCAAAGTTTCAGAGCAAGGGTTGCTAAAGATCAAGGCAAATATTGAAGCTGGTAGAAGCCATAAACATTGGCTTGGTCGGAAACACACTGATGAGGCAAAACAGAAGATGAGCAAAACAGTATTTGTAATGCCCGACGGTATTTTGTTTCCAAGCCTTTCTGTGGTCTTAAAGTACTATGACATGACCATGCCCACGTTGCGCCGAGCTTTGGTGTCTGGAGAGCCTTTATCAAAAGGGCGGTTAGTGGGCTACACATTTAAGTATGGTGGCGTAGACTCAAAGCCAACCGACAATGATTTAGCGTTAATACGCGCAAAGCTCATTGACACCCACCCCACAAACTGATACAACACTCATACTAGGATTTAACCCATATCGACTGGCCTAGCAGACTTAGTAGAGACGGTATGGGGATGCGCTACTACGCGGAGTTAACATGGCAATCACTACCTTTGACGGTCCTATCCGTTCACTGGGCGGCATTTATCAGCAAGGCCCGTCCACTATTGTAGAAATCACAGCAAGTACGACACTGAATCCAGTGGCCCATGGCGGCAGAATCCTGTCTGTTGGCGGCACCTTGGCTGCTGATCTAACGCTTACCCTGCCCACTATCAATACCTCGGCCAATGTATCTTCTTCTGGTCCTGGTAATGATCCCAATACGGCGAACAATGAAGGTGTCACTTACACCATCTGGATTCCAACAACGATTGCAACATCGTCGCTGAAGATTGCCACTGACGGCACAGACCGTTATGTTGGGTCTATTCTGAGCGTAGATACGGATTCATCGGGCGCCATGGCAGGATTTACTGCTGGTGCTAATGATGACTTCATAAACCTAAATGGCACGACTACTGGTGGTGTTGCTGGTTCATGGGTCCAGATCATTGCGATTGCAGCTCTCAAGTACATGGTGACAGGCGTCATTAACTGTACAAGCTCACCCGCTACACCGTTTGCAACGTCTTAATAGGGGCGCATCATGCAAACAGATGTCTCCGGCATATCACTTGCCGCATCTGGGGATATTAGCGCAACACCGACCCGTGTTCGCGGGTTGGTGATTGAACCTGGTGGCTCGATTGGCAGTGTAATTATCAAAGACGGTGGTTCTGGCGGCACGACGTTATTCACTATTAACACGGTAGCTAATGGAGAGACCTTTAACGTGGTCATTCCTGGGCAAGGTGTTTGGTGTAAAACAAGTGCATACGCCACACTGTCCAACGCCAAAGTCACGGTGTTTTATGGCTAAGACGCCTGCTTGGCAGCGTAAAGAAGGTAAAAACCCGGAAGGCGGCTTAAACGCCAAGGGCCGGGCTTCTTATAACAAAGCCAATCCAGGTAAGCCGGGTCTTAAAGCTCCTCAGCCAGAAGGCGGGGCACGTAAGAAATCATTCTGCGCCAGGATGGAAGGGATGAAGAAAAAGCTTACGTCAGCCAAGACAGCCAGTGATCCAGATAGCCGCATTAACAAATCCTTAAGGAAGTGGAAGTGCTAAATGGAAACGGGCACATTGGTTTGGAATTTAATCACTTCGTTCTTGGTGGGTCTGGTGATGTTCATGCTTAAGCAAGCATCTGATGAACAAAAGCGCATCCAGATCCTACTTAACAGAACTCGGGAGGAAATTGCCCGTGATCACATCACTCGCGCAGAAGTTCGTGCTGACATGGAAAAGATTATTGAACGCTTTGACTCAGGCTTTGCAAGACTTGAAGCAAAAATTGATGCCCTCGCTGAAAGGAAATGATGATGCAAAATGATCCCCGTAAAGGCCGTGGGCGCCATGGCGACACAAACTACAACCCTAACTACGATCTTGTACCCACCCAAAAAGAGAAGGGTGCGATGCAACAAGAAGTAGAGGATGCCAAGCTTCGTAAGATGGACCAGCGCCCTAACCTTGGCAAGATGTTCAAAGCCGGTGGTTACGTGAAAGCTGCCGATGGATGCGCCAAGCGTGGCAAGACTAAAGGCACGATGGTCGTGATGAAGTAATTCCGTCCATGGACGGAATTTGCTACTAAAGTAGGGGGTAGTATGAAGAAGCGCAGGCGTTTCCAAGAAGGTGGCGACATTCCTGATATAGACCGGGAGCCACTAAGGGATAGCAGCGGCGAGATTGTTAGGGATAGTAGCGGTGAGGCCATCATGTCTGGCAGCACACCAAGGAAGCCCTTGCGCCAAGTTATGTCTGAAATGGACGACCAGCAGGGCATAGATCTTAGCAACATACGTAAAGCCGAGTCTGCGCCGGTACGAACCCCTCGTATTGAATCAGTAGGTGATACAGACCTTGCCGAGCCTAGTACCGCTGGTTTTTCTCGCACACCTTTGAAAACCACGGCCCCGAAGGTTGTAGCAAAGCCAAAGTCAGAGGTTAAATCGCAGCCTAAAGCAGAGGTGAAACCCGTTCCCAAGAAGGATGTCAAAGCTGAGATTGAGAGGCTCAAGGCTTATGACAAACCTATTGAGCGTGTTACACCGGAGATGAATCTTTTTGGCGGACCTTTGCTCAAAGGTCTTAAAGCAGCTGGCGCCGGTTTAGCTGCAAAGATTGCACCGCAAGCGGCTAAGGCTCGCGTTGAACCATCCATCCCGCAGGAAGCGGCTAAAGCGCTTGCCATGGCTCCCAAGCGCGGTGGTGAGTTGGCCACTCGTGGCGGAGAGCTTGCTACAAAGTCTCCCAAAGGAGAGTTGGTTACCAAGGGAAGCGATTTGGTTAAGCGTCGAGAATCCATGGCGCAATTAGAATCGCCTCGCCGGCGTTTGCCTTTTGAGAAGGATATGGGTAAGGCCAGGCTTGAGACTCAAGCCAATAAGCGCAGGCAGCTCGGTGGAACTAGTCGTAGTGAAGATGTGATTGAGATGGGCATGAAGCGCGGCGGCAAAGTAGGATCAGCATCTAGCCGTGGTGACGGTATTGCAAAGCGTGGCAAAACCCGCGGAAGGTATATCTGATGGATAAAATTGGACGTGTCATGAAAGAGTTCAAGGAGGGCAAACTCAAGTCTTCCTCGGGCCAGAAAGTTACTAACCCCAAGCAAGCCATAGCAATTGGCATATCGGAGCAAAAAGCGATGGAAAAGAAACCTGCAAAGAAGATGGCCTCTGGCGGATACATGCACGGTGGCAAGGTGCACGCTTCCAAGATGGGCTCAGTAAAGACTGCCGCTCCTAGTAAAGATGGCGTGGCAACGAAGGGCAAGACCAAAGGAACCATGGTTAAGATGGCCAAGGGCGGACGCTCTTGCTAAGGTGATTTGTGGCACTTCCTGTATTTGATAGTGAATGGTTTGGTCTAGGCGCGGCTGACAAAATTGCGCGGTTTACCGCTGCGGGTACAACGCTTGATGAATTAAGAAGCATTGCCGACGAAGGAACTATTCAATGGATGATCAAAGAGGGCGGGTGGAAACCTCCTCAAGAAACCGTCCAAGAAGTACAGGCACCACCTTCTGATCCCATAGCAGACCTAGCTTCCGAGTTAGGTTTGCCAAAGTTTCTTGTTGCTAATTTAGTAAATGCTGGTTACTCGGCAGGCGAGATTCGTAATATTTACGCTCCTCCCCCGCCAGAGCCTCCTGCGCCAGAACCCGCCCCTCCCTCGCCGCCTCCACCTCCCTCACAACCTCCGCCATCAGGACCAACGCCACAGCAGATAGCTGATTCGCAAAGGTCAAAGTTTGGGATGACCGCGGATGAGTTTAAGACTCGTCTGACGCAAGGAAATCCAAGTGATTTGCTGATGGATCAGCGATTGCTTGAGATAACGCTAGAGAAGTCATGGTCCCCGCAGTTAGCCGTGGACATGGTGAATACGGCTTTTGGTACAAGCAAAACGGTTAATGATTACACCACGGCAATGTCCAAGGTGTTGCAAGATCCAATTACCAAACTTGTACAGAATGGCGCCTCGGCAGAGGAGGTAAGGCAGATAGCTAAAACTATTGGCATCGATGAAACGACCGCCAATGCAGCTATTAGCACTGCGATAAAAACCAAGGAAGCAAGTGCTATCCAAGCAGACGTTGCCAAGTTCCTAGATAAGGACGGTAATGTCAGCATGACCAAGATTGTTGAATACGCAGATGGCAATAAGCTTGCGTATGCAGACGTTCAAGATGCGCTGAAAGAAAAGTTCCCCAAGCTCACGACAGACATGCTGGTCTATGAAAAGGACCGGCAACAGATTGCTTCAGTAGCAGATGCAGCAGGGGCGGTAGGATTGCCCAAGGCTTTGGCACTGGCTATTGATAAAGGTATTGAGTTAGACAATCTGGCCAAGTTCTTTAACAAGACACCAGATGAATTCAAGACGCTTGTATCAGATAACCTGGGTACGATCGCCACGGCTATTCGAGATTCTGGCACTAATGCCCCGGTAGGATTGGCTGACTTGCTTGGTATAGACCAGGCTGCAACTAATTCGGCCATGAAGAGCCAAGACTTTGTTGTTGGCCTAAACAAGTTGGCCGATACAAAGGGCAATATCCCATTTGATAAAGCGCTTGATTACGCATCAAAGAATAATGTCGGTCCGTATGCGCTTGCAGGCTATTTGAAGGTAGCACCTGAGCAGATATTCAAATATCAAAAAGATCAGGCTATAGCTTCTGATCTGAATAAGCTTGCGGATGATAAAGGCCAGATTGCTTTTGACAAGGCTCTTCAGTACGCATCGACAAATAACATGTCGATCGAGGACTTGGCGGGTTATATTGGTGTTAAGCCTGATCAGCTTACACAGTATCAAACAGATACCAAGATTAAATCGGGCTTGGATCTTGCGGCCGGTGAAGATAAGCAACTAAGTTATGACGAGATCATCAAGTTTGCTTCAGACAACAAGATGAATCTTGCTGATGTTGTGAATTACATCGGGACCCCAGAAAGCCGCAAGGACTTATTAACCGGTATTCAAGACTATGTAACCGCCAAAGAAGCAGATGCAAAGCTTACTGGCCAAGAGCGTCTAACCAATCAGCTTAATGAAATCACCAAGGGTGGAACTACCGCGGGCGTATGGGATAAGAACCAAGGGTGGGATCATCACTCTAAGAAGATGGTTGATTACCTAACCCAATACGGTATTACGGATCTGAATCAGATTGGCACGCGTGTGGAAACCAGATCTAGGCCTACAACTGAACGAGTTGGAGAGGGAGATGATTTCCGCATGATAGAGGGCGAGCAAGCCACTAATTACGTTGTTTACTTTGATAAGAAAACCGGCAAAGAGTTGCAAGCCGTACCTCAGTCCGATAACGGAGGTATGTGGCGCTTTGGATCCGAGGGCGAAGGCAAGGGAAGTACAGGATACTTCCTTGGACAAACGTCTGGTGGTGGCGCAGGTATAGCCAGCAATTGGGAAGAAAAGTATGGCGCCAGAGAGTATGCCCTTCCTCTTGCTGTAGCTGCGGCCTTTGCTGCACCTTACTTACTGCCTGAGCTTATTGGTGCCGCAGGCGCAGCAGTAGATGTTGGTGCAGTGGCGGCAGGAACCGCCGCATCAACAACTGCGGTGGCATCTGGTGCAACGGGATTAACTGGAATGCTTATGGCGGCTGGTATGCCTGCTACGATAGCGCTGCCTACGGCTACAGCAATAGCGCGAGGAACATATCAAGGTTTGGTAAACGAGGCTGCTGGCGGCGACTTTAATAAAGGATTTGTTGCTGGCGTGGCCCCTGTTATCGGTACCATGGCTGCTCAAGAAGCCTACAAAATGCTATCGAATCTTGAAAATGCGGAAAAAACGGCATTCCTTCTTAATGATCAGCAAGCCACGATTGCAGCAAGAGCCGTCGGTAGTTCATTGAGCCAGTTGATAGTCGATGGAAAGATTGACTTAACCAAAACACTTACATCAGCTGTGACGCCCTTGGTAACCGAGGCGATTGTGGATGCCAGCGGCAAAACGATAACGCCCGCACAAGCAAAGTTTATTACGCAAACCGTTCTCTCTGGTGCTCAGAACATAACAGCCATGGCTCAAAACCCGATGGCTGTCATGAACTTCATTACCAACAATTCCAAGCTAATTGATGAGATCGCTTCTGGCGCTTCTAATGCGCTGACATCAAACAAAATTACACTCAATGGCTTAACTGATGACCAACAAAAAGCTTTGGCTGGGGTTAGTGAGCCTGGTAGCGATATAGCTCAGCTCGCATCTAACGCTGTGACAGTAACGGGTGCTGCTGATACAGCCATGGGATCCTATGGTGAGGATGTAATAACATCCGCTCCAAAAGTTGAGGTCACTGGGCAGAAGGTTACATCCCCTATAGGCCAACAATTAACTATAGAAGGTGTCACACCGAGTGCTGGACTTGGGTCAACAAATGTAATGACAAGTACGCCAACCGTTACAGTGACCGGTCAAAAGCCCGCTGAGGCCGTAGATTTCACTGACATCAACACAATCATCCCTGGCGCCGGCGAAATACAAAAAGCCGGCACTGTGAATGTGGCAGCAAAATCAGAAGATCCAAATGCGGCTAAGTTAACCGTTGAGTCTGCTGTTCCAAAGGCTGAAGATGCCGTAGTAAGCGAAACCCCATCAGTAGTGGTAAATGCAAAATCAATAGTGGATGAACCACAGCTCGACATTAATACTTTGATACCGGATGTCAACGTCGATAAAGGCGGCATCTTTGTTGGTGGCACGCCAACGGTAGAGGTTAAGTCAACAAAAGAGTTGCCTACAGATGATCCTTTGGATATTGGCGGTACAACTACTACGACCACAACAACAGGCGGAACGACTACGACACCCGTAACGCCTACGCCGCCAATAACTATTCCACCAATAACGCTAGAACCTGGCATAACAGTTAACAAGCCCGTTGGCCCCGGAACCGGTACTGATAACACGATGGACTTCCAGCAACCAACTGTTTTAGGTCCAGAACTTTCAACTTATTACGGTATGCCGTATCCTAATTACCTACGTCCCTTGAATCCTTATTTGCCCATGGGATTAGCCGCACTGATGGAGGCGATGAATGCAAAAGTCACGGGGTATGGGGATTATCAATCCCTCCAAAATGCCGCGCCCAAAATTACGATCCCGACGTGACGATACTGATTTCATTCAGTACGCAGAAGGCGGGAAAGTATCAAAGGTTAATGAGGCTGGTAACTACACCAAGCCTGGCATGAGGAAGCGTTTGTTTAATTCAATCAAAGCTGCCGCTGTGCAGGGGACTGGTGCAGGCCAGTGGAGCGCCCGCAAAGCACAGCTACTCGCTAAGCGATATAAAGCTGCTGGAGGCAAGTACAAGTGAAGGCTCCGCAGCAATCCTTGAAAGCTTGGGGGGACCAGAAATGGACTACCAAGAGTGGTAAACGATCGTCTGATACGGGGGAGCGTTATCTTCCAGAGTCAGCAATCAAATCGTTATCTCCACAGGAGTATGCTGCGACCACTAGGGCAAAGCGTGCAGGTAAGGCTAAGGGTAAGCAGTTTGTAGCGCAGCCAAAGACTATTGCCAAAAAGGTTGCACCGTTTAGGAAGGTGGGCAAATGACAACCACGGGAACGACAACATTTAATCCAAACCTGAACGAATACGTTGAGGAAGCTTATGAGCGTTGTGGACGAGAGCTACGGTCTGGTTATGACTTGCGTACAGCTCGGAGATCTCTCAACCTTTTGCTCTCAGAGTGGGCGAATCAGGGGATAAACCTGTGGACCATGGAGCAGGGGGCAATCCAGCTTTATGCCAATCAGATTACCTACCCTATTCCAATTAACACAGTAGATCTTGTTGAAACGGTTATCCGCACAGGGGAAAGTCAAAACCAGACGGACATCAATATCAGCCGGATCTCGGTAAGCACTTACTCAACCATTCCTAATAAGCTAGCCACAGGGCGGCCTATTCAGATCTACATTGACAGGCAAGGCGGTCAAACATATGTCTTTACTGGGACGCTTGCGGCTAACATCACATCCTCTGCTACAACAATACCGATGTCTAGCCTCGCAGGGGTACCATATGCAGGATATGCAAACATTGGTTCGGAGACGGTTTATTACTACGGTACTTCAACCCAAGCCGAGAATGTGGCAACAGGTGCTTCGGCTTATGCAACGCTAGACAATGTTGTCCGTGGGCAGAACAACACAACGGCTGCAAGTCATTCATCTGGCGCAGAGGTAAGTAATACCAAGTTTCCTAATGTCACGGTATGGCCGGCCCCGGACCAGGGTTCTATCAGCAGTCCTTATTACACGTTGGTTTACTGGCGCATGAGAAGGCTGCAAGACGCTGGTAATGGTGTGAACGTTGAAGACATACCATTCAGATTCCAAGAGGCTCTGATTGCTGGATTGGCATATAAACTTTCATTGAAGGTAGATGGGGCTTTGGAGAGGATGCCAATCCTTAAAGCACAGTATGACCAGGCTTGGGAGTTGGCGTCCACGGAGGATCGTGAAAAGGCGCCAATTAGGTTTGTGCCAAGGCAGTCATTCTTAGGAACGGGCGGGTTCTAAATGCCCAATCAGTTTGCCAGTGGTAAGTGGGCCATATCGCAGTGTGATCGCTGCGGGTTCCGCTATAAGCTTAAACAGCTAAAGCCGCTGACAATCAAGACAAAAAATGTCAATATACTGGTATGTCCGACTTGCTGGGAGCCTGACCAGCCGCAATTGCAGCTAGGCATGTTTCCCGTGAATGACCCGCAGGCCGTACGGAATCCTCGTCCCGATTCCAATTCGTATTACCAGTCAGGTTACAACGGGATGCAGACGAACAACACGGTAGGAACAAGCCCGCTTTACACGGGGGTTCCATCTGAAGGAAGCCGAGTTATTGAATGGGGCTTCAACCCTGTTGGCGGTGCAAGATCATACGATTCCGGCATGACCCCTAATCACCTTGTGGGTCAAGCATTGTTGAACAGTGTCACAGCATCATAGGAGCTGACATGAAGGACGACATCAAGCAGGACAAAAAGACGGCAGCGGCTGCTGTGCATAAGCATGAGAAGGCCATGCACCCAGGCAAGCCCCTAACCAAAATGCGTAAGGGTGGACCTACATCAGAGATGATGAAGAAGATGGGTCGCAACCTTGCACGCGCACGCAACCAGGGGTAAGTTATGGCCAAGTACTCTATGAAGCAGGGCGGCAAGGAAGTCGGTCCGGCATCTGTTTACGCAGAGCCGCATACGATGACTGGCGCCAAGGTTGTTGCATCGCCTAATCCAGGCAAGCAAATGCCATACAACATGGATAAGGATTGGCAGCCCACACATGGGGTGGCCATCAATCCTAATAGCCAAGTCAAGACGACTGGTATTAAAATGCGTGGCGCAGGGGCAGCAACCAAGGGTGTTATGTGCCGGGGGCCAATGGCGTGAACTGGGGTGAGCTGAAGACAGCTATTCAGGATTATCTTGAGACGACGTTTGAGACGTCCACGCTCCAGACATTTGCTCAGCAAACTGAACAGCGCATCTTCAATACCATTCAATTCCCATCGCTTCGCAAGAACGTGACCGGGAGTTTGACCAGCGGCAATAAGTATCTTCAGTGCCCGTCAGACTTCTTGGCCGTCTATTCCATGGCGGTGATTGATACGGATGGATCGTATAAGTATCTCCTGAATAAGGATGTGAACTTCATACGTGAGTCATTTCCATCGCCCACGGATGCAGGCTTCCCGTACTGTTACGCACTATTTGGCCCAGACTATCCGACATTTCCGAAAGAGCTGACGTTCATTATTGGGCCAACACCCAATTCGGGTTACTCGGTAGAGCTTCATTACTTCTACTACCCGTCTTCCATTGGTGCGGGTAATGTGGATGCGACGACCACATGGCTGAGCGATAACTTTGACTCGGTGCTTTTATACGGCTGCTTGGTTGAAGCAAGTACATTCTTGAAGCTTGAGCCTGACTTGATGGCCAATATCAATGGCAAGTACAAAGAGGCA